TTGCTCAGTTTGAGTTCTTCCGCTGGATATGAAGCCCCTCAAGGCTATTATCCAAGCGTGTTTTCTCGGAAGATGTTGAACAATGACTTCAAGAAGAATATTGAAGTTTATCCTTGGTTTCCAGATGAAGAAAAGTTGGATATGGCTACTGAAGCTTTGAAAACTATTCTTTCTCCCCATTTTCACGGTCAGTTGCGGACGTTTGAGCATGTTTTGCGTCTAATGACGAAATCGACATCCCCTGGTTATCCTTATAATAAGAAACATAAGTCCAAGGGCTCATTTATTGAAGATTCCGATGATCTCATTTGGCTTAAAGAAGCCGTAGATGAGATTTTTCGTACTGGAAGGCTTAATAAATTGTGGCATTATAATGGTGTCGATTATCGTATAACACATATCTATTGGCAATCTTCTCCGAAAGGTGAAATTCGTCCAGTAGATAAGTTGTTGCATCCTGATCCGGAGAAAAGAAAAACAAGAACGTTTATGTGTGGTTGCATATTGTCCTGGTTTGTTGGAGCTATGCTCTATGGAGATCAGAATGATGCGTTCTTGGAGATGCACCGAACAGCTGATTGGTCAGCTGTCGGTATGACCCCCTTTTATGGAGGTTGGGACCGTATGGCCAGATTAATACTTGGTCCTGATGATGATTCTTTGTCTCGTATACATTGTTTAGATGCTGCCCATATGGAAGCGTTTAGAGACAATATTCAGACTAGGATTTATGGGATCAGAAATAGTATGATCTTGGGACAAGATACTAAACTTAGGAACGGTATGACATGGTATGGTAGTAATATCATATATAAGATGTATATCGATCCGAATGGTTACTTGATACTTGTCATGGGTAACAACCCATCTGGTGGTTTCAACACACTTGTTGACAATACTATGGCTTTACAGCTAGATTTTTTGTATTGTGTCGCTCTCAAGTGTAATACTCTTACTGAAGTTTTAGAGAAGTATCACCAAATACGTTGTAAACTAGTTGGTGATGACAGCATCTATGCTGAGAATGAACACTTTGTGGATTTGATCCCGGTGTCTCGACATTTAGGTTTTGATCTCAAATATGAGGTCCCTGTTTGTCCTTTGTCTCAAGCAAAGTTTTTAAATGCTGGTTTCTCCTTCCAAGGGGGATTTTGGTTCATGGCTCCTAATTTTGAAAAGATTCGTGCTCCGG